CTAGGGGATGAGTACCGAAACAATAAGCCCCAAAAGTGCCCGACAACTCAATGAGTTGAAGATATAGTCCGACCTCATGGGAAACCATGAGAGGCTAACAGAAATGATTAGCCCGCTAAAAAGAAATTTTTAGTAGTAACAAAAAAGGGATTTTTTGTTCCGGAAGCTTTCATAAACCAGGTTGTGCATGATCCAGGAGTTCCCGGATCTACCCTGCGTCCTCTTTGCACCGTTATCAATGTCGCGTCCAAGGATGGATATGTCCCAACGATGGGAAGTGCGACCTGGGCGGCGGTAGCAGAGGAAGCCGCCTACAGCGACCAGACTCCAACCGTTGGGCAGGTGAATTTTAATATCGAAAAGTCTGGAGGATTGGTCAAGGTTACCAGGGAACTCCTGGATGACTCGGCCATCAACCTTCCAAGCCTGTTAAGCCAGTTGTTCACGGAGTCATCCGGTAGGTTTGAGGATGTGGGTATCATCAGCGGAAACGGCACGACTCAATATGCCGGGATAATGGGTGCCAGTCCTTCCGATTACACGATGGCAAATGCCACTTCTGTGGTAGCCGCCGACCTGACTGGAATCTATTACACCCTTGAGGCTCAATTCCGATCGAACGCAAGTTGGGTTATGAAGTCTGCGATTGCCGGACTCATTACGAGTATCGCGTCAACAGCGGCAGGGGTTCATGCGATCCCAAGCCTCACCGCAGCTCCTTCAGATTTCATACTTGGCAGGCCAAATGTAATGGTCGACTCGGCTCACGGTCTTGGTGCAACCATCACGGCTACTGAGAGGATTGCCTTATTCGGCGACCTCCGGCAGTACTACATATTTAACAGAATGGGAATGACCATCCGGAGAAATGACAGCCTCTATATGGAAAATGACCAGGTGGGTTTTTTCGCCACCAGAAGGGGTGACGGGCAATTAACCCTTGCCGCCGCGTTCAAGATGTTGAGAGCCGCCGCAAGCTAGGCTGAAAAGTGAGCCCGATCAATTAATGGACTTCTAGGTCGGGCTCATCGTCAGCGGGGAGGATGGCAGTTTTTGAGCCTTCCGTCCTCCCCTTAAAAGGTGAAATTATGAAAGTGAAATGTATCAAGGGATTCACCCTGGCGGGAACGCTCTATGAGGAGGGCGGGGTGTATGAGATGCCCACGAAGGTCGCTACCGATTATGCCGAATATTTCGAGCGAGCCGCTCCCAAGCCCAGGACAAAGAAAGCCAAAACCCAGGAGAATAAGTAGTGGCAACCCGTCACAGCTATGCCTCGACAGATGAGTTCAGAGACTACCTTGCCGGAACCTCATACAGCTCCGGTTGGACTAGCGATGCAAACATCCTGAGAAGGATCATGGAATCCTCATCAGGGAGAATCGACAACTATGTCGGGATGCAATCATTCGGCCCTCGCACGGAGACACATTATTACGACATAGGGAGGGGAACACTGAGGGAAACACCCCAACCATCCGTTCCGGCCCTCTCAGGTGGGTCTATAGGGGTGTCTGATCGCCTCATAGCAGTGATTCCCCTGGATGATTGGCTTGTATCCCCGACAACTGTCACAAGCTACAAGGCAACGGACAGATCCAGTTCAGAAACTCTCACCCAGGGATATTCGGACGATTACTGGCTCGAACCCTACAATTCCTCGCCGAAAGTGAGATTAAAACTCAACGAGGATACGAGCAAGGGATTTCATTCCGGTCAACAGACCCTGTCCATCCTTGGCACCTGGGGATATTCCAACAATACTGAGAGCGTTACAACGGTTGACGCTGTTTCCTCAACCACTGCAACCTCTGTCAGTGTCGGGAGTGCCTCAGATCTCTCCCCTGCCCAGACGATCCTGGTCAATTCGGAGCAGATGTATATAACGGGAATCAGTGGAAACACATTAACCCTGGAGCGAGGAGTTAACGGTACGACAGCCGCAACTCATTCCGGTGGAGACACGGCATACAGGTATCTCTATGACCCCCTGGTTGTTCAGGCCTGTCTGGATCTGTCCAAGATATATTTCCGTGACCGTGATATGGGAACGACTCTCACCATCGGCACCGGGGATACAGCAACCACGAGAAGCGAGGAGTCATCCTCGTCTGTTCTTTCTACCCTGGATCAATTCAGATCCACTACTCCGGTCTCCGAGGTTTACTTCTGATGCCGGACTCCAAGGTAACGACGAGTGGCCCTATCTTCATAGACGCGCCCAGAAAGCTCATACAGGCGGTTAATACCGCACTGAATGATATTGCAGTGGATGCCCAGGGTAGAGTCCGTGGCCAGTTAAAAAAGGGACACGGGAGAATCACCGGAACACTCCAGAGAAATATATTCGGATACCAGTACAAAGACCTTCACGCGATGGTTGACGCAGGGCAGAAGAGCCTGGGTGCAAATCTCATATATTCATACTGGGTTGAAGGAGTAAGCACTCTCAATAAGAAATCAGTGTTTAAGGGTTATTTCATGTTCCGGAACGTAGCAAAGTGGTTACAGAAGGGACCAAAAGAGGTTGACGATTATTTCAGGCGGGCTCTCCTGGAGACTTTCAGATGAGCAGGTCGGGAGCCATCGACAGGATTGATGCCCTTCTGGCAACGGTATCAGATCCCGCTTTCACGGCGGTAATGAGAGGAGAACCCCTGTCAATCCCCGGAACACCCATGCTCGCGTTCTGGCTGACGGGAAGGGAAGATACCTCGATGACTCTTACCGATGTTTCAAGCACCACGAGCTTCACAGTCAGAGCATATCTAAGGATGCAGTCGAGCCAGGATGTACGGGAAAGCATCGAGCTTGATCTCTGGGACGCGATGGTAAACATCGACACGGCCCTCAGATCTGACGCGGATCTGGCAGGGAACGTGACGGACTCTGATGTAGGTGATTGCAATGTCGGGTATACGGAGATCGGCGGGGTTATCTACCGGACAGTCGACATCCCCTTTTCAGTGCAAATTTATGGCGAGATATCTATTACTCCATAGGAGATTGGTATGGCAAAAGAATCAGGATTAAATGTTCGGCTTTATGTGATGGGGTATGACCTGTCAGGGGATGCAAACGCCGTGGATTCTATGGGATATACCCAGAACCTGATGGAAACAACTCCCCTCAACAGTGCCGCCGCCACCAGGATTGTCGGGTTGGCTGACGGGGCATTGACCGTGAACGGTTATTTCGATAATGCCACTGGCAAGATTCATCCGACTTTCACCAGTAACTCAGGGAAAATACCAACAGCGGACCAAGTGGTTTTAGTTGCTCTTGGCTCTGCCGTGGGTGACGCATCGGTGGGCATATCCGCAAAGGAAGCAGATTACAACGTGAGCCGCTCATCTGGGAGTGCCATATCTGTCACCAGTACGTTCAGCGGCAACGGTATGGGGGGAGAGTTCGGCGTTATGCTGACTGCCCATGACGATACCCATTCCTCTGCTACCAGTGGGACATCAGTTGATAATTCTGCATCTTCATCCAGTGGCGGGTCAGGTTACCTACAGGCAATCTCCCTTGGTAGCGGTAGCGTAATTGTGAAACTTCAAGAAAGCACAAACAATTCATCGTGGACGGATTTTATGACATTTTCAACTGTTGGAACTTCTGATGTTTCAACAGCCGAAAGGAATACGATGAGCGGAACTGTTGCCAGATATATTCGGGTTCAATCAACGGGTACATTTACCAATGCAAAAATAGCAGTCGGGTTTTCAAGGTTTTAAGAAATTTCTTAGGAGGAATTTTATGGCTAAACAGTCAGGATTAGGTGACTACATAGCGGTGGACGACAGCGGGGGAACTGCCAGAGATATATCGGACAACATAACCAATTATGAGATAGGGAACAGCCAGAATCTCCTGGACTCCACAACCATCTCCAAATCGGCTATGGAAAGGTTGATCGGCCTTGGAGATCTTTCGATTTCGCTGTCGGGTATTTTTGACAAGGCGAGCAATAAATCTCACGACGTTTTCAAAACCAAGTCAGGAACAAGAACCGTAACCCTGGCAGTGGGTGGAAATACATCCGGTTATCCCAAACTTGAGGCCGAATGTCTGGTTGCTGATTACAACCTCTCAAGGGGTAATGACGGCGGTTTGACATGGGCGGCAACTCTGAATCTTCAGAGCGGTACTGTTCCCACCTGGGGCACTGTTTAGTGGTAAGGGAGAAACAGGCTTTATCCTCTGTTCATTCTTTTATTGTTCAGAGGCGTGAGGCTCTGTTGACTTTCCCCCAGGGCCACCAGTTTGAGGGTGCGGAGATCCGTGCCAGGCTCGACGTTGATATTGCTACCTTCCTTGAGCTACAGAAGCTCGGGGAAGGTGCAAGCACAGAGGAAACCCGTGAGGGGTTCAGTAAATTCGGCGACGACATTATCCTGGAATGGAACCTGGCAGATGAAGACGCGCACAGCATCCCGTCCACCGGGGACGGGTTTCTTTCACTTCCACCCAATATATGCACGGCAATAATCAGCTCCTGGGCAGAAGAAGCGGCATCATCGGGGGAAGGTTAGAGGCCGACATCCTGAAGTGGGTTCATGTCGGCGGGGGATCGGACAGGGATGGAAAACCCATAACTAAACCTCTGGCTCTGGAACAGGCAGAGTTAATTGACGGCATCTGCCAGAGGTATAGCGTTTTGCCGTCTGAATTATTGAGAGAGGATGTAAGTCTGTTGAAAACGCTCCACCTGGTAAGTCTTGGCACTAAGGAAACGAAATAGATGGCCAATGAAGTCAATATCCTTATCAACACGGACACCAAGGGGTCGGCTGAGAAATTTCAGAAGATCTCCAAGGCCGTTGCGGGTGTAAGCCTGGCCGTTGCCGGAGCGGGACTCGCGCTTGTCAAGATCGGTGACGATTTCACCAAGGCATCCAGGACTATCACGGCGGGAACGGGTGCAACAGGTAAAGAGCTTGAGGCGTTAAAACAGGAATTCAGGGATGTTGCGGTAACAGTTCCC